GTCGGACCCTACCTTGAAGAGTACATGCGTACCTTCAATCGGTATCTGACCCCGGAGCCTCTGCTACACAACAACCAGCGCAAGTATGACCGCATACAGTGGGCGCTACAAGGCCGCTCACAGCGCAAGAAGATTAAACTCGTACAGGGCGATTGGAACCGCTGGCTACTAGACCAGATAGACGACTTCCCAGATCCCCTGTCCCATGACGACGGCATTGATGCCCTCGCATATGTCGATCAGTTAGCAGTCGCCAATTTCGTTCATGACGATGACGTTAATGACTGGAATGAGGCTGAACTGTTTCTACACTAGGATTTATTCATGTCGGTCATGCCAACCTCAGGCCAATCAATTTTAGTAGAGACTGCGGAAAGTCTTGCAGCCGACCAGGCGCGCAAGGAAGTCTCGCCGTCTGGCGCTCTCGTTGGCTGGATTGGTCAGAAGGTTAACGTATGGGAAGATGTACGTAACCGAGGATATCAGCGCCTGTGGGGCGAGTACTGGCGCATGTGGCGCGGCAAGTGGAATGAGGCAGATCAGAACCGCCTGTCCGAGCGCTCCAAGCTGGTATCTCCGGCTCTGTCGCAGGCCATTGAGCAGACTGTCTCCGAAATTGAAGAGGCGGTATTCTCCCGCCCCGACTGGTTCGATGTAGGCAAGAAGCAGAAGATCGCAGACGAGCTTATGGCTCTACTCCTGCGGGATCAGCTTATTGAGGACATGGATAAGGTCAATGCTAAAGACCAGATCATGGAAGCTATCACCAATGGTGCTATCTTCGGGACCATGATCGCTAAGGTCAATGTTTTCGTCGGGCACGATCAGAAAACCACTCGCGATAAAACTACATTCAAACTAAAAGCAAATACTAAGAAAAGAGTATTCGTGTCTGTGGAGTCGCTAAGACCCGACGAGTTTGTTCCCGATCCGGTAGGAAAGAGTATCCAGCAGATGGAGGGGTGTGCTCAGAGAGTGCAGCGGACTATGCACTACGTCCTTGAGAAGATTGAGGATGGCACCTACCGCAAGGATGCACTTAGTCAGTTATTCCCGACTCGCCGCCTGAAGAACTCAGACGTAGATCAGGAAGATCCTCAGAGCATCAATACTACCTACGAGAGTGGGCAGGTTGATCTTATTGAGTACCATGGAAAGGTTCCGGCTCGCTATCTGATGGAAGTGAAGCAGGCGGACAATCCTAAGAACAAGCTGGATGCGGCTCTGGGTCTTGGTCTAGAAATTGAAGATATGACCGGGGATGGGCCGCTGGTAGAAGCCATTGTTACTATCGCAAATAATGGGGTTTTGCTTCGCGCTATGGTTAACCCATTCACGATGCAGGATCGCTCGATTGTGGCGGCTCAGTTTGAAAAGGTTCCGGCGCGCTTTTGGGGACGTGGTGTTGCTGAGAAAGGATATAACCCGCAGAAGGGCCTTGACGCTGAGCTTCGCGCTCGCATGGATGCTCTTGGTTATATATCTGCCCCAATGCTCGGGGTTGATTCCGGGCGCTTACCTCGTGGATTTAGATTTGAAGTCAAACCCGGTAAGATCTGGACTACGCAAGGCCCACCAAAGGATGTTCTGCAACCTGTTACCGTGGGAGACTACTCAACATTAACATTCCAGCAGACCCAAGAGATGGAGCGTATGGTGCAGATGGGCACCGGCAGCTTCGATACGGCGAGTGCGCTAAAGAGTCAGAGTCAGTCTGGAGCCAACGGGGCCAGCAGCAACTCTGCCCTTATGGGTGCCTTTGTCAAGCGTTCCAAACGCTCGATTGCGAACATCTGTCGAAACTTTATTCATCCGATTGTACAGAAGTGCCTCTGGAGGTACATGCAGTACGATCCGATACGGTACCCGAAAGACTTTGATATAGAGATTAAGACCACTATCGGCATTGTAGCCCGAGAAGTGGAAGCGATGCAGATGACCCAATTGATGGGCATGATGCCGCAGGAGTTCCATCAGGTAACACTGGTGCTGGCTAAGGGTATCATTGACAACACATCCCTGTCTAACAAGGCCGAGATTGTGAAGATCATTGATAGCGTCATTAACCCGTCTCCGCAGGCTCAACAGCAAGCGCAGCAGGCTCAGCAGATGGCTATGGCTCTACAGCAGGCCCAGATGCAGCTTGTGCAGGCGCAGGCAGCCGAGGCGCAAGCCAAGGCCGACGAGTCCAAGGCTCGGGCCGCTAAGCTCGGCCATGAGGCTACGATGGATGAAGTATCTGCTACGGCGGATATGGCTCGCCTCAAGCTTGAGCAGGGTGAGCAGGACATTCAGGCTCTACAGACGCATATCTCGATGGCTAAACTACCGATTGACAAGGCGAAGGCGGCTGCCTCAATCATATCAGCTAAGGCCGCAATGAAGGCTGCTAGCAGGCCGATGGCTAGCGCTAAGAAATAATCCTAGTAGGAGAGGACTAGATGACAACTCAGATCACAGAGGATAGCTTTCGCCCTTTGGATATTGAAGAACTTCAGTATCTAAATGATGGGTTGAAAGAGCGATACATGCAGCTTGAGCGGCTGTATGAGAACGATGCATGGCACTTGGTAAAGGCGTGGGCCTCCAAGAATGCTGACCAGCAGGTTATCATGGTCATGAATGCCCAGAATTGGGAGCAGACCGTGTATGCCAGAGGATTGCGTGATGGCTACCTCGCCATCCTGAATATGGAACGGGCTAATGCCTTTGAGTTCCGCAATCTGGTGGAAGCATCGAAGCAGGCGAAGCAAGAAGCCGAAGAGGCGGAAGCTGAGTCGGACAACGAATAATGTCCAAATTAACGCTCTACGATTTTGTTTGTAAGAATGTGGATTGCAAGAACGAATTTGAGGATCTGGTAAAGCCTGATATCTTTCAGGCTCAGTGTCCCAAATGTAGCTCCAAAGCAAATCGCATTATATCTCCGGTCAGGTGCGACCGTACTGCCATGGCTCTGAGCGCAAGCGCAGGCCCCGAAAGTATTCGTCACTTTGAGCGGATTCATGTCCAGCAGAGGGCAAAGGAAGAAAAGTCTAAACGGGACCACGGAGACTATGGCAAGGCTCCCGGCTCAGACTGACCTCTTTCTCTTCTGAATTAACCAGCCGCACAATCCGTGACAGGACGTGGCGTAGGAGATTTATATGTCCGTAAGTATCATTAGCGATGTTAATATGGTTCAGGGTGATCCCAACTCCCTGCTCAAAGAGATTAAAGAGGTTCGTGCGCAGAGGTCTACACAGCAGGCCCAAACTACGCAGCGTACTACTACTGAGCAGAATGCAGACGATGCTGGAGCGCTTGATCCGCGCTTCAAAGGTAAGTCTGCTGCTGAAATTGCGACTATGTACAAGAATCTTGAGAGTCATTCTGGTAGGCTTGCTACCGACCTCGGGCGTACACAGCAGGCAGTTCAGGAACTCATAGTTGACAAGCGTGCTCGTGATCTTAGAGCAAACGGTGATAGACAGCCGGTAACGGTTGATCCCACCGAGTTGCTACAGCGACCCACTGAGGCTTTGGAACCCTATATTGAGGAGCGGGTTAGCCGTGTCCTAGGCCCTATGGCTGAGAAGCTACAGCGTCTGGAAACGGCTCTCTCCAGCACCATCTTTGCTACGCATCACTCGGATGCCAGTGAGATTGTGAATTCTCAAGAGTTTGCCAACTGGTCACGTGAAACTCAGCTTCGGCGTGAGTTATCGGCCAGCGCAGCGAACGGGAATACAGCCCATGCTGACCTTCTTCTGTCTGAGTTCAAGTCAACCCGCAAGCAACGTGAAAAGGTTGTTGAAGATGCTGGTGATAAGGGACTGGAAGAGGCCGGTAAAGTGTCCCTAGAACAGACCCGCACAGGTAGCGATACCGGAACGAAAGTAACCGGCAAGATCTACAAGAGAGCCGATATCATCGCTCTCAAGATGCGCGGGGAAGTTGACGATGACGTGAGCGCCGAGATTGATCGTGCGTATCGCGAGGGGCGCGTTCGTTAATAGGCAACATAGGTTGCCATAGCATTTAATAACAATCCTAGAAGGTAATATCTCATGGCAACAAGTCTTGTCCTGAGCAATGATATTGCAACTAGCCTCACTGGTGGCCCCGGATCTCCTAACGACGTCCATGCCGCCAACTTCGTTCCCGCACTGTGGAGCGATGAGGTTGTAGCGCAGTACAAAAGCAATCTGGTTCTTGCCAACCTGATTCGCAAGCTCAATCATCGTGGCAAGAAGGGCGATACTATCCACATCCCGACTCCTGCTCGCGGCGTAGCCGTGAACAAGGTCGCGCAGTCGGTAGTGACCCTTCAGCCGTTCGTTGACGCCTCTGGCGTCGGCGGCATCACCATTTCCATCAACAAGCACAAGGAATACTCGCGCTTGATTGAGGATATCGTTGATGTTCAGGCTCTTCCGTCTCTGCGTCGGTTCTATACGGACGACGCTGGTTACGCCATTGCTAAGCGCGTTGACCGCGATATCTTCTTCCAGCTTG